GTGATTGACCAGATGCTTTCTTTTCTATCATACAAACATCAGGTCTGTGTTCATCATATAGTTGTTGTGAAATACGTCTTAGTTCTGGATATTCAAAACGACCTTTTATATTTCCTAATAATATTAAATTATTTTTCCAGGATTCATAACCACGTTCATCTGTATCCATATAAGAAAAGATACCCCATGTTTGTATTACACTATAGTCTGCTGTTGTTCTTGTAGAAAATGCAGTATCATAAGTTTGTATTATAAATTCACAAGGAGGTGGCTCTTCTTGGTCCCACCATTGTATCCATTTCTTTTTTATTATTCCTCCTTCATCAGGAGTTGGGTCCTGCATGTAGAGTGCATTCCAATATCTAGCTCCATTGGATGCTTTTATTTCTGCTTCATCTACAGCAAGCACTTCATTAGGCTTCCATTCTGGAAAATAACTACTACCTACTGGTAACTGCAGTAACGAAGCTGACTCCTCGTCTAACCAGGCAGGTATTCTTATAACTTCCCAAGGAGCAACACTATGTTCATCTTGTTGTTTCAATAACCAACCACACAAATCATCATAGTGGTACCTTGTATTAATTATTAATATAGAACCATTAGGCATTATACGAGTTCTAAGACCTGCAGGGTACCATTCTTTAACATATCTACGACCTGCTTCAGAATAAGAGTCTTCTTCAGACATCACATCATCTAATATAGCTATGTGAGCTCCACGACCTGCAATTTGTGACCTAACACCTGCAGCATAATACATGCCACCTAGGTTTGTCTTCCATTTACCTGCAGCTCTAACGTCACTTCTTAGNGAAACACCTTTGAATATGTTTGTAAATCGTTCATCATTAACAATATCTCTAACACTTCTACCAAAATCACTAGATAATTGGTCACTATGNGAAACAGTAAGAACTTCATGGTCTGGATTACGACCTATATACCAGGCAGGAAACAATTTAGAACAAATTACAGACTTAGAACTTCTAGGTGGTAAGAAAACCATTAGTCTTTTTATCTCACCTGATTCTAATTGTTGTAGTTTTTCTGATATTACTTCTATATGTCTTCCCATCTTAAAGTCTGAGACAATAGATGGAGCCATTTGTCTAACAAAAGTAATGAAATCTGTTTTAGATTGCTGTTGAACCTTTGTGCTAAGTAGATTATTTAAATCTATGAAAGGTTTAAGAGTCTCTATAGTCTCTATAGTATCCAATATACTAATATCCTATTGTATGTTATTATATTTCTTATAAGAAAACAATAAAAGAAAAACAAAAATACTAAATGTTTCTTATATCTTTATATATTATATATAATTATACACTACTCCCCCACTTGTGTCAAGTATTATTTTTATATTTAGATGAAAAAGCTATAGATTTTGGTGCATATATGTCACTACTGTTATATATATATATGTGTGTGCAGTTTTTTTTGCGTACCTATGTCAATATATTGACTATGTCATTTTTTTGACAGCTTAAAAGATACCTTAAATAGTCATATTTTTGACAGTCAAACTTTTGACAGTCGCTAAACCTGTGGAGAGTTAGTAATATAATAATTAAATATATATATATTTATATATATATATTAAATTATATATATTACTTACCTTCGCTGATTTGATGATAACAAAATATTAATTCATCACACACGTTCAATAAAATATATTTAAGCAATCTTAAATTTTAACTTGCAACGTGCTTAAGTGTTTGATTTTATTTAATTTTATAATATATTATATATATATTTATATATATATATTATATTATATATTCATCAATTCGCAAGGACTAAACAATCCAAGTGTCAAAGTTTTGACGATACGAATGATGATATTCATTGTCAAAGTTTTGACATTGTGATTGTTTATTATTATTTATATATAATAAAAAATATATATATTTATATATATATTTTAATTATTATATATAATATTTTCGTTTAACTTTAAAATAATTCTGGAGGAATTATGAAAAAAAATAAATTAATTGAATTAGGATTAGCATTAGAAGAATTAAGAATAAAAGATATTTCACTAAATGATTTAGTTAAATATTCTGATGAACAAATCGAAATAGAACAGGATATTTTCAATAGATTTGAAAATGAGAAACAAAGTCCTTATTTTGATGATGATTCTAATATTGATTATTCTGGATTAAGAAAATTAATATAATTAATATATTATATAATAATAAAATATATATATATTTATATATATATATTTTATATTATATATTATTTCATTAACCACTTTTTTCTGGAGGAAAAAATTATGGCAATAATAAATTTAAGAGCAATGGAGAATCAGTTTGAAAAAGATGCTGATTATATTGAAATTCAAATGGACGATATGCAATATTTGAGAATAAGAAAAGAATACAAAGTATTTACCATTAATGAAGGCAAGAAAAGTGAAAGACACCAAAGACAAGATACTTTAATTGTTGAACATTGGAAAAGAGATTCTGAGTATCACGATTGCACTTCTTGGCATCAGGAAGGCACTACAACATACAACATTAAAACACCAAATAGTATGAGGAGGAATTAATGAAAAAAACAAGCAACCACCCTGTAGGGTACATAATTAGCCTTTATGGTTTAATGTTTATGATTATATGTTTACCACTTTATCATTTTGATAATATAATGAACCTGTTAAGTTTGGAACATTTAATAAACGAGCCTAGAGTTTTAGTATGGTTCATTTTAGAGTGGATAGGTGCTTGTGTTATTGTTTTAGGATTAGCAATAGCAGGACTGATTCCTTGGAAATAAATATTAACTATTGCATTATACATCTCCCTAGTGTAATGTAATAGCTAGTATTTAGATAATACTAGATGCAGACTTTTATAAACTTAATATGGAGTATTAAACTATGAATACATTTAAAAACAAACTTCTAAAAAGATTATTTCCAAATATGAAATATAGAATTAGACCTAATAGAATGTTTACAAAAGGTAATTGTGAAACTTGGTATGGAATCAAAGGTAAAGGTAAAGATACTTTACTTTCCATATACTTTGGAAGTGTTGCATTATACCAATTCAAGAAAGGTACTTTCTGGAGTTTAGACAGAGTAAAACTTAATACCAACAACCAATAAAGGGGATTAGTTATGAATACCAATGGTGCTATATTTTATGAAAATGATAGTATCGTTGGTATCATAACAGGTTTAGCACATAGTTCACACAATACTAAGACAGGTGCTATGCTTCAAACTTGGATTCTAGTTAAGAATGTTAATCCTATTGAAGCTGTAAACACAGGAGTAGATAAGTTAGTATGTGGGGATTGTAAGCATAGAGGTACTGTTGAACCTGTTAATGATACCAAAGATAAGAAATCATATTCAGTAAAGAATGGATTAAAAACAATCAACAGAGGTAGGAAGTGCTATGTAAAATTATTTCAAGCACCCTACTCAGTATGGAAAACTTACAATGCAGGTAAGTATCCAAAGATACATTTGAACAAGCTATCCAATATGCTCAAGTTTACAATGGTAAGAGTGGGTAGCTATGGAGACCCTGCCAAGATACCTAGTGAAGTATGGGATAAACTATTGAGCAGGACTTTAGGAAACACAGGGTATACGCATCAATGGAAGCATTGCGATACCAAAAATTCTACTTTCAATATGGCAAGTGTTGACACATTGGAAGAGAAGAGACAAGCCAACAAGCTAGGATATAGAACCTTTAGAACCAGACTAGCAAGTGAGCCTGTCGAATCAGATGAAGTAGTATGTTTGTCTGACAAAGTAGCAAGGGAAGGAAAGACTTTAGTCCCTTGTAGTTTATGTAAAATGTGTAGTGGTACCAACAGTCAAGTCAAGAAAAATATCACTATCATAATACATTAATTTTATAAACCTAAATGGAGAATACATATGAAAAAAGATACACTTATAAATAAAATAATAAACAATAGAGATACTGTACTAAAGAGAACTACCTTTCGTATAGGATTAGCAAATTATCTAGCATTCTATGGCTATGGTTGGTACAAAATGGGTATAACTAACAATCCAGAGAGAAGAGAAAAGGAACTCAATATCTACCACTTCTCAGAGGTAAAGATTATAGCTACAATAAAGGTTGAAGGAGAAGGAGTATTTACTGCAGAGAAAGAACTGATTAAGGTATTCAAGGATAGTGGAGCAAAAACTAAAGGAGAGTTTGTATACATACCATCAGTAGCACCAGAGGTAGTAGCTAAGAAGTATCAAGAGATAATGATTAACACAGTTAAGAAGCTGAGAAAGAATACCTTTAACAGTATGAGAAAGACTAACAATGTACTGAGAAAGAATGGNTACGATACAATCAAAGCAGATGTTAGTTTAACNATTGGTAAATAAGGTATTGATTAATTGTTAAATATAATATATAATTTATTTTAGAAAGGAAAAATTATGACTAAAGATTGTGTAATATGTGGAAGCAAAATACAACCACACACTACTCCAGAAGGGGTAGTGTATTGGGAAGGTGGGCATAATGCTATGCCTATTGCAGAGGGTAGATGTTGTGACTTATGTCACGATAACATAGTATTACCTGAAAGAATCCAACAAACTAGAAAGGAATTAGTATGATAAGAAATAATTTAGATATGGCAATGTTGCTAACTGATGTTATCTTAAATGAGTTTGAAAAGAATAATGTATGTAATATACCACTAGATGTGTGTAATTATTCTTTTGATTTACAAGATGCAATTGAAGAAGCATTAGAAAAGATTTCTAATGAAGATATGATAGAAGATAATACTAAATCAATAGGAGAATAAGTATGAAATACAAAGAAGTAACAGAAACAGTAACAACTTATCCAGACTTAGATGAAGAAGAGAAACAATCTCTTAGAGATAACCCTCCAAGTTGGAGAGTATTTGTTACAAAAACAATTACTGAAGAGTTTGTTGTAGATGCAGATACAAAAGAAGATGCTGAACATTATGCTATGGAAAAAGCAGAGAACTTCTCAGACCCAGATGGGTCAGAGTTAGAAACTGTAACTGTTAATTCGTCTGAACTTGATAGGGAAAGATACCAAGAAGATGAGATAGAATTTTTAGAAGAGGAGGTACTAGATGTCACATAGTGGTAACGAAGAATTAAAGCACGATTCTTTTTATGATAGAGTGCAAGAGTATATGGACAAAGGACATACAGAAGAACAAGCTATAGAATTTGTCAACAAAGACATAAAAGATGACCCAGACTATTGGCACAATGAAGAACCATTAAGCTATGATGGATATGAATTAGAAGACTTATCAGATATGGATAGAGAGGAGCCTTGTATATGAACGATAAAGAAAAATTATTAAAAGATAAATTAATTAAATTAGATACTGAATATGAGTGCAGTATTTCAGCAGGTACACACAGAGAACCAGATGAAATATCTGATGATGCGTATGATGTTATCAATCAATTAATTGCTGACGAAAGTATCACAGATATAAAGAGTGTAGATGATGCTCAATGGTATGTAGATTGGTACAAAGAAAGATATTAATAAATAACAATGGAGAAATTATGAAGAACTTATTTGGAAAATCAAGAACAGTAGACAACCCTTATGCTATCTACAGACTAGGTAACTTTGAGTGGAGAGTATTAAAAACATATCAAAGAAAAGATAAAGAAGATACCAACCAATATGCAAGGTGGTTTACTGTATGTAAATCCCCTATGACTTATGATAGTTGGGAGTATGGAGATATGTATATCAATGAACTTATGAGTTTAGAACCTGAACTTGTAAGTGCTACTGATGAATGGAAAGAAACCTATGAGTAAATTAAATGATAGAGAGAAGCTATTACATAGTTTTATGAAAGATAATGATGTTTCTATATTAGAAATTATAGACTTAGTAATAAAGTCTAATCGTTTAGTTGGTGTAGGCTTAGTAAGTTTAGAAGACTACATATCAAAAGGTATAAAGAAACATCACAAATACGAATCACTAGATAAGATAATGAATGGATAACAAATGAAAAAATATATACATATAAACCAACACAAGATAAAATCTAATCACAAGAATAATAAACGAGAGCCTGTGATTACTGTAAAGACATACAATAGTAATACCTATGGACATCAGGTACAGATACTTGGAGAGTGTAAGGTTGTGTATAGTCCAGACAAACCTCTGTCCTGTGGTGCTAAAGTATGGATAGAAACAGATGCAGAGGTTATAGTAATTCCTGATTTCGCTGATGTGAAAGAGGGATAAAAGTATGCTTGACATTGGCACGAATACCTCATAATATGAGAGTGCATTGTTTAATTAAAGGAAGTTGTATTCATACCTTTGAGAGCATAGTATATGTGGTTTGTTGAGGGTTGCCCTAGTTCTTCCACTAAAAAAAAGAACTAAATTGCGAGTAATGTTTTTGGTAGTTTTTAAACTCTAAAAGAAAAAACTACCACATAACAAGGAGAAACAAATGAAGCTACGACAACAACAGATAACTAGAGCAGAGCAGATACTAAGTGACCTTGAAAGAAAGGTAGAACAAATGGAAGAAAGGGCTTTCAACAGTTACAATTCTAAAGAGTATATTACTTTTGACTTAGAGAAAGACTTGCGTAGCTTACAAGCTATGCTTGATGATTTGAGAGAGGAGATTAAGAATGAGTAAAAGATTTAAACAAGTAAACATACAGCAGTTTGCTATACTTGTGCAAGAGGTAGACATATCTAAGTATACTCAAGAGGAGTATGTAGATATTATAGAAGAAATATATATGACTATCTTCAGACATAATACTGATGGAGATTTTGTTATACCTACTATGCCTAACGAAGAAGGTAATTGGAAGGTGCATAAGTCTTCTGCTACTAAAGAAGAAGTAATGGAACTAATCAAGGAAGGGAAAGTTATATGGAACAAAGAAGTAATCTAACAACTAAAGAACATTGGGAACTGCATCAAAGTCTATGGCATATGCTAGGTTGTGATATGGAACTCAAGTATAGAGATAGAAATAATGTTGTATATGTTGACAAGAAAGAAAATATACAGTACACTTATTCAGCATTAGGAATTATACAGGAGAAAAAATTATGAGTAAAATATACAAAAAGAAACCTAGAAAGAATACTTGGGTATACATCTATGGAGATGAGTTCCTAGAAATATTTGAACACTTTGGATTTGACTTTCCTAATCCTGATGATAGAATAAAACTAAAGTTTGTTAAGTATGAAACAAAGGAGGTGCAACGTGGCTAAGTATACATTGTATGCAAAGAANGTGTATTACTATCGTAAAGATATTAATGCTCAAGATANAAAGAGTGCAGANAAAAGANGTGCTGACTATGAAGCAGACGATAATCCAGAAAGATTATTTGAACCTTCAGGTACTGAGTTTTATATAACAAGTATAGAGGAGAGTGATGATGACTAGACAAGAAAAAGAAGCATTAGGTATATCAAAGTATGAAGAACTATGTGAAGCATTAGTAGGAGATAACTCTACTGAAAGATATACTCACGAAGATATAGTTTCATATATCTATAACTTAAAAAAGATAGAGGAGAAATTTTATGACAACAAAAAGTAAACCAACAATAAATGCAGTAACATTAAACTTAATTAATAAACTCAAGAAGATAGATGATACAATCAACGAAGGTGCGTGGGAGTATATAAATATAGGAGATGTAATAAGAGTACAA